GGAGATACAAAATTATACAGTACCTGGTAATCTCCTTGAATATATCCGTTTGCTTGTAAGTCTTGACCTGGAGATAATACTAATGTGTTTGTTTCTTCTCCTACGGGTAAACCATCGATTTTGTAACCTGTAGTTATTCTATCTATAAAGATACCATCTATATCGTAAACATATCCTTGAAGTATGTCTGTTGAGACATTAAATGTTGAATTTAAAATAATACTATTTATATTATTTCCGTCTTCAGTGGATATTACAGGAGCTGTTGTTCCTTCTATAGTTCCTGTTCCTAGTGATATTACTATTGGTTCTGCCATTATTCTTCTACGTTCGTACTAGCAGTTATACTATCTGCTAATTGAAGTAACTGTTGTTGAAGCGCTACGTTTTCTTCTCGTAGTTGAGTTACTTCAGCAGTTAAAGCTTCGATCTGAGCATCTATATCTTCCCCTCCTGCATATTCCCCGCTTCTATTTGCTAAATACTGGTGGGAGTTAAGCTCTCCTTGTTTTGGAATTTCTAAAAAGAGATTATCATAAGCTTGAAAAAATGTATTCACGTCTACTTGATTTACTACACTTTCTTCAGGTTCTCCTGTAACTCCAAATTCAGTAAAGGTAGTATCTACAGCTTTGTTGAATTGTGCACGATTATACGTTGTCAGGTTTATATCTACGTTCTCACTCATTGCTTATTTTAAATTCTCCTGTATCTGTAATAAGTACTGTATCTCCGATGGTAGTTTTAATTTCGATTTTATAATATCTTTCTGGTTGGAGTCCATTTAAATACAAGTCGAAGAAGCTTCCAGAGGAATCACAGCTTAATTTAGTATAAGTAGAATCATATTCAATAGCAACTTCATTTGTATAAACATCCTTAATTCTATAAAAAGATTCAGTAGGTAGGGCGTAATTGGTAGTATATAGAGATCCAGTTCGGTATACCTTTGGTGGATATGTAGGTCTTGTATTAACTCTAAACCTATTAACACTACCGCTGTAGAATACACCTGGATTGTTTGAAAGTACTAGGGTTGCAGGGAGTGTATTTAATACTTCAAGACTTCCTGTATCGTATGAGAAGTCATCCCATTTAAATTCCAATACTGGCGGGAATATTGTATGGGTATCTCTTGAAAAGTACTTTAAGGTTGTTTGTTCATGTATATTATTTACGAATTCTTGTGATGCAGACTGTCTTACTATTACTCCGTAATTATTGAATGCAGAAGATGACCAGTTGGTCACTATGTTGGTTATATCAACTTTTATATCAGGGTCGGAGTAGTAGGAGAAGCTAGTCGAAGCTTCTGATCCGGTATACCATACACCTCCTCCTGCAGAATTTGAATTAGTAGTTAGATTATAAGATCCTGTAGTGCCAGCAGTAAATGAAGATGTAGTCCATTGAGTTCCTCCTTCGTAAGTTCTATACTTCCAAGAAGCTCCGTTTTGTACTTCGGGAAGATCTAAATATTTACCTGTTCCCATATTCCAATCTTCCGCTATGGCATTAACTTTAATTGTACTTGTAGAAGTTAATCCAGTTACGTTTGCAGTATAACATTTTAAATTCGCTTTCCACGTAGAGTTTAATATTTTACTACTAAAGATATTATCTATTTCCGTAGGATTAAATTTTAAAAGGAATCTTGATGCTTGTGGCTTCGCTCCGTTGGTTGGTGGGTTGTTGGTTATAAAATTAGTACTAGCATCTAGGATTTCGTCTAATCCTGTATTGGCGTTTACATACCCTGAGTATAGTGTTGTATCTGCTGTTGGAAATATTTTGTAAATAGCCATTTAATATAAATATGAGGAGTTATTAATCTTAGTTACTTATCATAAGGATACTACTCTACCTCTTATATCTGTATCAGGGTATTTTACTTCGAATACTGAAGGATCTAGTGAGGGGTATATTATATTATCTTGAGTAGCTCCTTCAATATCGTAAGCATATTCAGAGTATCCTTCAGTTATACCGGTTTTATTGGTAATGTAAATATCCTTAACTGTTTGTACTCCTCTAACTCTATCTAAGTTTAAGAATAATTCTTTAAGTAGTATAGGCTGATTAAAGGTCCAATTGTCTATTGCGAAGTAATTTTGCAATTCTGTTATACATCTACTTAAAACTTCATTACTGTTAAAGTTTGGAAGCACTATTATTTCAAAATCAATTCCGATATTAATTACAAATCCATCCTTTATTGAAACAGTATCTCCTATAATTCTATATTCTGATAAGTATGTGCTTAAATTTTTCTTTACTGTATCAGAAGTTGTAGATAAGTATTTATTTTGATCAAATCCTAATACATATAAACTGAGTGTGGCAGGTATCTCTCCGGGTAATGTATTTTCATTAGCTTTAGTTGCCTCTACATAGCTTTTTGCAATCGCTCCGTAATCCGAAGGCATTGATAGAGCTCGGATAGCATAGTCTTTAACTGTTACGTTTCTTAATTGAGATTGAAATCCTACTAATGTATTTTGTCTTATCTCCTCTAAGCTATCACCGTCTCCTCCACCTGCTGCTGCTAATTCGTTATTAACTGTAACACTTGCAAATATATAATTTGAAGTTACACTATTTAAATTACTGTTTTGAAAGCTTATATTACCTGTGGTAGTTACAGTATTTATCGTATCTGCTTCAACATTAGAGGTTACTCCTCCTCCTGTAAGATAACGTACTGTAAGTGTTGTGTTAGCAGGAGCGATACCGTAAGTATCAGTCTGTAGGAAGTTTGAAGGATCAAATGCGGTTGTTAGTTTTATCTGTTCAAATGGTAGCCCTATACCTACGTTATCTCCATTTGGTAAGATATCTTCATCGACGTCTGAGGTAGTGCCGGATCCGAATTGTATTTGTAAAGAGTTATCTGATCTAAACCTAGTAGTGAATCTTCTAGCTACTTTTTCAAGTTTTAATAGGTATTGAGCGTCTGTGTCTGTATAGGAGTTGGGGTCGTTTGTATTTACGTTTTTTGTAGATTTATAAATTAATTCTTGACCTAAGTAAGGTACCTCGTACCAAATATTATCGTCAGAATCTACTACGTCTAGGACTTTAATAATATTAGTATCGTCAATGTCTATTGTAGAGAAAGCAGAAGGTGTTGTAAATGTTGCTGTTTGAGTCTCAATAGTTGATGATATAGCTTTTCTTGTTTTCTTTAGTAAGTAGTACTGTGGGTTACCTCCGCTAGTTTGATATACTGTAACTTCTGTAGGATCTAGAGAACTAGATACTGTAAAGTCTACTGTATCTTGAATTAAGAAGTTTATATTCCCCGGGTTAGATCGTACTATTGTGTTTTCTTGAATAAAGAGGGCATAATCGTAGTCTGGTATGTAATCTCCTCCGGAAAGTTTAGCGGGAAGTTGTTGGTATACATCTACATCTACAGTGGAGGTTTTAGTTACTTTAGGTCTATACCCTAACATATATGCAAGATTGTAAATACTTTCCGTCTGTCTTGCATACTGCACAAATGTTTCTTGTATTTGGTTATCTAAGTAAAAAGATAATACGTCCCCTATATAGGCAGACATCTCTAACACCATCATTCCAGGGGATGCAGGGGAGAAATCATTATAGGTGTTAGGATAGTAGGTTTTAGTAAAATCTACCAATAGATCTTTTAACCCTGTAAAGTCTCTATTAAAATATTTAATATCTTTAGTATTAGGCATTGTTTAGGTTTAATTGTATTGTATCTGTGACTCCTGTATTAGTTATAGTATAATTTATTACCGTAAAGAGTGTATTTCTATCTTCATCTGCTCGTAGCTCAACAGTAGCTTGTATATTAGGAAAAAATTCTGCGATTGCTACTTCTATATATTCCTGTATATCTTCTATGTTACCTTGACTAAGTTGTTCAAATATAAATGTCTGCAACCCAGCTCCGAATCCTGGATTAAATGGTCTTTCTTGTGGTCCTGTCAACAGTAAGTTTATTAGATTGTATCTTATAGCATCTTTAGTAGTATAAGTAGTTCTAAATACTGCAGGTCCATTAAAGGGGATTGCGATACCTACCCCTTTACTAGGTTGATTATCGATCGGATATATGTTAGTTGCATTTATTGCCATTTTTATTTCTTGTTAATAAGTCCCATAATCTGGTCCATGTTTACTTCTCCTGGAGGTAATTGTGAACCTTGGGCAGAAGTATTAGCAGTTCCAGGACTATAGGCAGGAGCTGCAAATCCTTGAGCGTGAGAAGAATTCATTGAGATTGTATCTTGACCGGGGTTCATCCCACCAAGAATATTCATCATATTCTCTCTTAATTTTTTTCTGTCTCCTTCTTGTGAAACAGGGGTAGCTACGTTACTTGTAGGTGTTCCTGTCTTATTTTCATAAACAGTTTGTTTAGGGGTTTTAAGTGCTTCGAGAAGTATATCCTTTAACTCTTCTCCGATTGCTTCCTTTACAGCTTCTTTGATTAGTGTTTTTAATTCTGTGGATTTCATTCTTTTATAAATATTTGTTAAAATGCTTTTAGATTATCTCTGTTTATAATGAGCTTTAGCTCTTCAATTAATACTTTAGGATTCTCTGTAAAAGATGGTTTTGTTTCTAAGGCTATAATACCTTCTGTATTTAATGCTTGACCTACTCTACGTGTTACTGTTGGATCTTCTGGTAGAGTTACTTCTACTATTTGGAATGTAAATCCTTGATATGATTGTTGGGTATTGGATTGGTTTGTAGTTTTTGACTCTTGTATAAATTTATTTAACTCAGGACCTAGTTCATCTGGCTGTAATCCACATTTCTGAAGTATTGGTTTTATTAGATTTAGGATTAACACAATACCGTTTACGATTACTGCTGCTTTAGCTGTAAATTCCGCTCCGGTTTCTAATTTACTTTTATTCTCTCTAAATTTAGAGCTTCCGTCTGCTTTATAAGTTATGACGTTTATAGCGTCAGTTACATCTGTAATTGCAGAAGTT